GCGCTGAGCAACATCAGAAAGGTGCAGACGGAGAGGGCAGAGAAGGAACCGCGCCAGATCAGCATGCGCCTGGTGCGCTGGTGGGGAGTCAAGGCCGAACCCTCACCGCGATGCGACCACCCTTCATGGTTGGCGCCAGGCGCTGTGGCAGATCCCGCACCAGGTCTTCACGCTTGCGGCCGATGAGCTCGTTGAAGGGAAGGCCGAAGCCCAGGATGGCAATGTGGCGCTCGATGTCGTCGAGCTGCTCGTCGATCAACGATTTAACCGGTGCCGTGGCCATGCAGCCTCCTTGCGGTGCCTGGTGATTTTCAGCAGGCGCTGGCAGTAGTGGTTGAATTCTTCGACGGTGATCGCGTCGCCGGTGAGCATGTTGGTGATCATCCGCACCACGACGGCTTGGGCGCCGGCCTCGCTGCTGGGATGCTCAAGTGCTTCAATTGCCTCATCGATCAGGATGTGCGGACTCATAGGTCGGCACCCACATCGTCTTCGCGCTCTTCCCGTTCTGCTGCTACTGCGTCTTTGGCATACGGTCTCAGCAGCGCTACAGCGATCTTCTCGACCGCTTCAATCGGGCGTTGATGGCCCAGCAGGTCGGCTGCGTGAGCCCGGGCATCGCTCTGGCTGCCGAGCATCGCCGACAGCAGTAGGCGGGCAAACGAATCACGCTGGTCCAGGCCGTCGATCTGACGCTGGTTCAAGTAGCCCTGCAGGGCCGTGCAGAACCGGTCGAACGTCACCACGTGCGGCTGGCCGTAGCGGCGCTTCCACTTGATATCGACTCCGCACACAAGGCGCTCCGCCGAATGCACAAGCCAGTCCGTCACCTCGTCGCTCTCGCTGACCTCTGGAGGCAACTGAGCGTCGTAACGCTCCTGGCAAATTTTCAATGCTGCGTTCATGGTCGCCTCCAAGGTGGCGGGTTGTTCACCTGTATTCGTCAACACTCATGCCTCCCGCTGGTTGCCGATGGGCGCGGGGGAGGAGTGCTGACGTAATAGAGGCGGGGAAGGGTGCCCAGGCCCGCTACTGGCGACGGCCTGGGGTTGTTGCGTCAGCGGTGTTGGCCAATTACCCGCTGCTGATTGCAGGGCTGGCCGGTCGTCTTCGGTGCGGGCTTCGAGCTTCCTACTCACAGCGTCAAACAGCATCTGTTCGCCGTGGATAACAGGTCCTTAAACATGCACGCTACAGCTCTGAATGCCCTGGCTGAGTGGGGCAGGGTGCATGAGGTCCGGCGGTCCCAGCCGAGGCTATCGGGACCGCTAATTGGATTCGGTATGTCTCCCTTCTGCCGCTGGGATTCGCGGGGCGCATTGCTTGCCGGGTCACTCACTCAGTTCTGGCGTTTCACCATCGAGCAGCCGTACAGGGTTTTCCCTGTCGTTGGCAGGCTTTCGGGCCTGTCTGCTCGCCGGTCGCCGGTAGAGGCAATGCGGTCTGTTGTTTGTTGCGCTGGCTGTTAAAGAGCGGCGGGCTGTGAGGCCCTGGCGAGTCCCTGTTGGGTGACTCGATGGAGTAAACATTAGGCATTCCTTCTTTTGCAGTCAATAGGTATGCCTAATTATTTTTCGTCAGGCATAAAAAAGCCCGCTCAATGGCGGGCTGTTTGTAGGCGCTATGGGTCAGTCTGGTTCCTGGGCTCTGAGCCTGGCCAAGGCCTGCTTGATGTGCACTGCATTCTCGCCGATGGTTTCCAGGGCGCCGCGGACATTCTGGTCTACATGATGGCCTCCGTGGTTAGCCGTCCACAACGACAGCTCCATGATGGCTGCCTCCAGGGCGAGCTGGTTCTCATAGATGCGTTCGAGCATGTCAGGGAGGGAGTAGGGCGCTGTCATATGATGCGTCGATAAAGAAGGTTCAGAGTTCAGGCAGGGAGGAGACACATTCAGCTGTTCAACTTGAATTTAAAGACACGACGAAGACTGTGCAAATGCAATCTGCTGCTCAAGAGCACACACCGGCATGAGGAGTCCTTTCACCAGTGACCACATAGAGTACATCAACTCCTGCTCTGGCAACGTTCGAGAGGTAATTCGCATTCGGCACGCGAGCGCCTCGTTCGTAGACGCTTTGGGCATTAACCCTGATGCCGCCGAGAACGGCGAGCTCCTCCTGTGTAAGCCCTAAACGGATTCGCTCTTCTCTAAGGCGGTCTGTGATCTCTTTCATTGGCTTCATCCCTATTCGATTGAAAAATCTAATATTAACTTCGAGAAGAGGCTATGGGATTAGTGAAACCAAAAAAAGCCCGCGTGTGCGGGCCCAAGTCGAGTACAGAGGGGAGTTGTGATCTCGACTATTAAAGCGCAGACCGGCTCGATTTTTGGTCAAGAAGTCAACATCGACTAGCCTGTTGCTGATTCATAGAGATGAAGCAATGGCCCGAGCAAGTTGCATGTCGGTCATCAAGGGCGAGCTGTAAGTAGAGCGGTAGTACCTAGACGCCTGCTCAAACTCCGCGCCGCATATTTCGCCATCTGAACCAATGAATGCAAGCGCATCGGCCTTCGCTGATTTGAGTGGTTTCTGCGAATCGTCCGTTGTATAGCTGGCAACGTCGTCAAAGCGGTTGGTAGGATAGATGTATAGGTCATCACCTTATCGAACGGAGTGGCCTTTTCATTCGCCATTGCCTGGGTTCCGATCAATACCATTGCAACAATCGCTGCCGTCTTCCTTGAGTTCATTCTTCACTGCTTCCATTGCGATCAACGGGCTCCACCGTAGCAGAGTCGAGTTCTGATCGGGGAGGGCAGATACAAGAAGCCCTGCGCTGGGCCGGGCTCGATGATGGCTGCTTATGCTGCTACCGCCAGGGTATCGGCTCTCACAAGCACCAGGATATTCACAAGGCGGCCTTCAGAAGGACTTTGCATTCGGCGTCGTATTTTTCACGCAGCTTGGCAGTACTAGCTGGCGTCATCGGCCCTGGTGTCTCTTTGTGCAATTCCACCATTTTTTGCGCAACTTCTTCCTGGGCCTGCGGGGTGTAGCCAGCGTGCACCAATATTACATAGGAGGCTCTTGAGGACTGACTGCGGCTTATGTCTGGCTGGTCACCAGCTACTGAAAGCACTTCGTAGTAGGCCGCGCAGTGGATGTCTCTTTCTTTTTTGGTGTCGGCTTGGGCGGTTAAGGAAATGCAGGTGAAGATGGCGCAGAAGGCCAGTGGCATTGAGGATAGGCGCATGAAAACGAGTCCATTCGAGAGGGGCACAGATTTTATCAGCCCAGGGCATAGATACAAGAAGCCCGGCGCTGGGCCGGGCTTTTGATCAGGAGCAGGTCCCGCCCTTATGGTGCGATCCTGTTCCACCTGTTGGGTGAGTGCCTTTTGGGCATGCTGAGGCGGAAAAAGAAGCAATCGAAAGCAGGGTCACCAGGCCAATCACAGCGAATTTTTTCATAAAGCCTCCATGCACTGCGGAATGCAGTATCAGGGCATCGGCGTGCCGGGATATTGCTTGAGTGAAGAAACCCGGTGAATTCAGAAGGACGAAGCAATCGCCCGAGCCAGTTGCATGTCGCTCATCAAAGGCGAACTGTAGGTCGCCCTGTAGTACCTGGAAGCCTGCTCAAACTCAGCGCCGCGAATCTCGCCATCCGAACCTATGAAGGCAAGGGCGTCGGTCTTGGCTGACTTGAAAACCTTCGGCGGCTCGGTCGTGAGGGATGTGGTCGCCCCAATTAAAATTGTTGGCGCGCAAATTGTGAGGAATATCGCGGCGGCGATAGGGTTGGCCCCATCACCTGATACAGCCTGAGTGCTGACTGACAACAGTAGGGCGGCCGCCAGGGTCTTCCATGAGTCCATGCTTCGTTGCGTCCGTTGCGTTCAGAGGGCGCTACGATAGCAGAGTAGGGCGCTTGGCAGAAACAAGAAGCCCGGCGCTGGGCCGGGCTAGACTTTAGATTCCACTTCAGTGGACAGATAGTAGGTTCCGTTTAAAAATATTTTTCTTCTCTACTGCATCCCAATATTTCGATGTTTCAACACTGATTTTGGCGTGAGACGCAATCTTTAGCTTTTGAACCTGAGCAGTCAATTTAAGGGGGAATCGGATTAGAACCTTACCTTCGGCGGTGCGTAAAGCAAGCCTCCCGGTATCTGTAATACCCGCGACACTGCCCTCTATAGTTTCTGGATACTTCTCAGGCTCGTTCACCGTAGCAAGCAGAGCCCTAACGCGGGTTATCTCGTCAGGTCTGCCTATCCACTCACGAAGTCCCTGATTGGATTGCCACGAGAACTGAACGGCCATTCCTGCTTTATCGAGGCCTTTCATAAATTCGCCAAGCTGATGAGCGGAGCGGCCGCCAACCGCATCAACAGCATCATAGAAGTCAGCCGGATCCGAATTCAATAGGCGGAAGGTTTGATCTAAGGTGGCCTGTAGCAAGCTATCGCCCGTCAGATCAGGGGATGCATTTCCTGTGATGAATACGTGGGTAGAACCTGGTGCCAAACCAGCCAACTTGAAATTCAAGGCGCTAACCACGTCAGCCGCAACTCCACGTACCGCATCACGACCATAGCGAAGGCGATGAGCAGCTAACTTCCACGATCTAGTAAGGGGGCCTATGGTATCAAGGAAGGCATCTACCGGGACGGCACCATTCGCTCGCGGCCCAATTAGACGAACATCAAGCAATTCACCCAAGGCCGAAACCTGCTCCATGGATGCTTCTCTGAGCGCAGCCTGAGCGGAATCATGCTGATTTTTTGCTGCAAGTTGAAGAAAAAAGTTGCCTGGGTCAGCATCTGCCTGAGCCTTGGTTTCAGCAGCAAACTCAGCTAGAGAGTCGGCGTGGTCGCGAAGAAAACTAGTGCTCATAGGGCTATCTCCGCAAATCCTTTGGCTGTGACTCGATCGTGGCAAAACCCTAGCATACCTCGCCAGTACGCTTCACGATGCAATACCCGATCAGGGGCAGGGCTCTCCATGTAAAAATCTAGGCTGAAAATGGTTTCCGTATAGGCTCGATCTAGCAGCTTTGACACTTCTGCTTTTACCTGTGGAGTCGCATTTTTTTCGTCTACCCAAGATGGACTCCAGAAAATGCAATCAAGATCACTTGGCCCCACCTTTTCAGTAAGAAAGGAGCCGTCAAGCCAGAGTCTGCCTCGGACTCCAGAGGCACGAAGGGTGGTCACCCACAATCTGAGCTTCTCGTATAACTCAGTCCTCCGGGAGTCCATTGGGAAAGGCGCTACAGCCAAAGCATGCAGGGTCTCTATAGTCAGGACGTGTATTCCTGGCTTTAAAAGGGCGGGAAAGTCTGGTTTTTGCATCCAGCAAGATTCCATTCATTTACTCATTTAACGACGATTTCCGTCGCCGTCTTAGATCATGGAGTTTAGGTACAGACTACAATTTAATGCGTCACCCCATTCCGCTCAGCCATGCTCTTATCCAGGTCGCTCTAGATTTATCTGCTCGGTTTTCACTTATCGCCGAGCGCTGTAGAAGTGATTCAGCACTATCAGCTCAACCACCGCCACGAAAACGCAGAGCACAACGAAGCCAGGGCTGAAGAGCCGCTTGCGGCCGGATGAGCCCCAGCTAAGCCCGGCCGCGTCGGAGTATCCAGGGATCATCATAAGCAACGCCAGGCAAGCAATTACCCCAACCTTGCTCCAGAAGCTCTGCTCTCGCCATGTAGTCATGGCTTTATTCCGCTTCTCGCTTTATCCGGCCGGCATTCACTTCATCTGCATAGCCGACTAGCCGATCCACAATTAACTGGTGGTTTGCGGCGATTTTCAGCAGCTCTTTAGCATCAGTTTGTTGACCAAACCCAGATGTCCTGACGGCGGCCTGCATGAGGTCGACTGTCGCCCATTTCAGCAGGTCAGCAGCCTCCTTTAAATCACGATGCAGATTCTGATTGAGTGTCGTGAGAGGCATATGGACTCCTAAAGCATTCCTCCGCGCCAGACGACGCGCCCGATGATGCGAACCTCGTTTATCTCCCCATCACGCAGCGTCTCGTTGCCGTAGCGCGCCTACTCTGGCTTGCTTCGAATTATCTGCTCCGCCTTCACCTCATCCGCATAACCCGCCAGCTTGTCCTCAGTCTCCTGAAGGCTAATTGATATCTTCATCAGCTCCATGGCGCCTTGATCGTCGCCGCCAGCCATCATTCGCTTGGAGACGACATACAAATCCACACCCGCCCACTTAAGCAGGGCCGCAGCCTCTTTCAGGGCGCGTCGCAGCTGCTGGTTGGGTTTGGACAGGGCCATGGGTACTCCTATAGCTTTCGAGCGTTCCATACGAGCAGAACGCGAGCTTGGATATGCACCTTGGCGAGCATATCGCCCTCGATCATGATTGCTGGGTACACCGGGTTATCCGAAATCATGCGCAGGGAGCCGCCAGTCAGGCGCTGAAGGCGCTTAATAAAAAGCTCGCCCTCCAGCGTGAAGACATAGACCGCATCGGTTCGGATCTCGGTGATACCGCGATCCACCAACAGGGCGTCGCCGTTGCGGAATGTGCCCTCCATGCTGTCACCATCGCCATCGATAATGGCCAGGTTCTCTAGCTTGGAATACGACAAGCCCTGCGTCTTCAGCCAGTCGAGATGAACGGTAATATCTCTGATTACTTCGATGTGATCAGGCGGCACTCTTCCCGGACCCATTGAGCCGGCCACGTCCAACTGAGGGATCGTGATGAAGCTGGAATCCTGCGATTTTCGGCGAGATTCAATCGGCACGACATTGCTCTCCTTGATTGCAGGCTGCGCTCCGCCATCCGATCCCTTGCGCATCGGCCCCTTTCCAGTAGCCAGCCACATCGGCATCACCTTGAGATAGTCGGCGGCGATCAAAAGATTCTGCCCCTCAATCGTCTTGGTTTTCCCTGAAATCCAGTCGTTTACAGATGGCGCTCGAATCCCGCAGGCGCGGGCCAGCGCGGCCTGCGTAACCTTTGGCGGGCCTGCCATCGCCAGTTTTAGCCGTTCTTGAAGTGTCCTCATTAGGGGAGCCTAACACCAGGCATCTAAGGTATTCCTATTGACCCAAATAAAAGGTATGCCTAATATCCGTACCTATGCGAATAGCCGGAGAAATCAGGCATGAACCCAAATGAAATTATTGACGCTCTTGGTGGCACTTTCCGTGTCGCCGAGCTGTGTGAAGTTCGGCCTCCATCGGTAAGCGATTGGAGGAAACACGGGATCCCAAGGGCCCGGATGATGTTTTTGCGCATCGCCAGGCCAGATGTTTTCAAGGAGCTGGACGCCCCGGGCACGAAGAAAACAGCCGCCTGACATCCCTGTCCGCCGCTCCATTGAGCAAATGATCGCCTCTGCACCCGCAGGGCGCCACGTAAAGAATTTCGAGGTTTTAGGTATGCAGGATTTTCTGAGGGCTTGCGACACCTCCGTCGAAGAGGCGAATACCAAGAATCTCGCCACGTTGATGAGCATGCCGCCGGTGAGCTTGCTCCAGCGCGCCAACGCGAACTACGACGGTGCTTGGTTCAACGTGAAGCATCTGTACTCCCTGCTCCTGCATACAGAGGACATGCGTCCATTGGCGGCGCTGGCTGGCGAGTTCGGTTATTCGATCGTTAAGACCGACCAGCCTATGGCTATCGACATTCATCACGCACTGGGGCGCGCAACGCTGGAGTTTGCAGAAGTTACCGTCGAGACGCATGCGGCGATGGCTGATGGGCGAGTTGATCAGGTCGAGCGCGCCCGGATTCTGCGTGAGATAGATCACGCCGAGAGCGCCCTGGCTCAGCTGAAAGCCTCTGTGAAGGTTGCCTGAATTTCAAACACAAAAAAGCCACCGGACGAGGGTGGCTTCTTCTACAGCGGTAAACATCTGGAGCGAATCATGCACCAACACACCGAATCGATCAATAGCCCCAACATTCCCGCGCCACGTTTTTCGCAACCTGAAAACGTGGCGCGCAATTCCTCAGTGATTCCGTTCGACTTCGACGGCGCCGCAATCCGGGTCATCACCGGCAAGCTCGGCGATCCGTGGTTTATCGCGCGTGACGTCGCCGACGCCCTGGGCTACTCCAAGCCAGAGAACGCCGTGTCCCGTCATTGCAAGGCTGCGACCACTACCCCGAAACAGGGTGGTGGTTTCATGACCATCATCCCGGAGACGCAGCCTCACTGGTATGTGGATCGCTTCCTTGAATTGGCCGCTAAGGTCGGGAAGGCCTGACATGCAATACACCGTCACGATTAACCAGGTGAAGGCGCTGGAGTGGGGGCTGAATTCTCAGCAGGCCCTGCTGTTCGCCTTCGTCTACGGCTGCCCGAGCTGGACCAAGCCACTCAAGACTGATGACGGGATCTTCTTCGCGCTGAGCAAGGCCAAGATCATCGAGGAGCTGCCGCTGCTCACTGATAAGCCGGACACCGCTTACCGCATGCTGAAGGCCCTAGAAGAGGCCGGTTTGATTGAGCTTTCCAGCACGTCGAACATCACGCTTTTTCGCTTGACCGAGAAGGCCGTCGAGTGGAACCAGAAGCTCGACGGGTCGGAAAAATATCCGACCCCACCAAACAACAAGGGTCGGAAAAAAATCCGATCTACCTCGGATAAATCTCCGAGCAAGGTCGGAAAAAAATCCGAGCAAGGGTCGGAAAAATCTCCGACAAATCAGGATACCAATCATCAGGGTACCAATCAGGACACCAGTCAGGACTTGCAGGACGCCACCGGCAAGCCGGCTCAGTCCCGCGGCTTGGTGCTGATGGTTGATCGCACCGATGCCCCACGGGTTGAGATCCCCGCCGACATGCCGGGCCCCAAAGACCAGACCTGCAAAACCTTCAAGGTCTGGGCGAACTACGCCATGGCTTACCGCAAACGCTACGGCGCCTGGCCGGTGTGGAACGCCAAGGTCGGCGGCCAGCTCGGTCAGTTGGTCGACCGGCTCGGTGCCGATGTCGCTCACCACGTCGCCGCTCACTTCCTGAAAACCAGCGACGCCGCCGTCCTGCGCAAGTGCCACAGCCTCAACGAACTGCTGGCCAACGCCGAGAGTTACCACACCCAGTGGGTCACCGGACAGCGCGTCAACGGCACAACCGCCCGCCAGATGGAACGGACTGAGGCAAACCTCTCCGCAGCCGAACAGGCCGCCCAGATGGTTTTGGCCAAACGCCAAGCAGGTGACCGCAATGAATACCTTTGAAATGAATGACCAGCAGGTTGCCGGGCTGGCCGCCGCCATCTGCGCCACAGCCGAGGCCATGGGCCAGGAAATGAACCCGGGCACTGCCGCGATGATGGCCGAAGACCTCTGTGCCTACCCGGTGCACGTCGTGAAGGCGGCGCTGAAGGCGTGTCGCTTCGAAGTGAAGGGAAAGCTGGCGATGGCCGACATCCTGCAACGGGTCCAATCCTCCGATGGCCGGCCGGGCAAGGACGAGGCCTGGGCTATCGCCATGACGACCAACGATGAATTCGAAACGGTGGTGCTGACCGACGAGATCCAGCTGGCACTTGCTGCTGCGAAACCCATTCTGGATGGCGGCGACAAAATCGGTGCGCGCATGGCGTTCATCGACGCTTACCAAAGGTTCGTGGGCCAGGCTCGCGAGGATGCGAAACCGGTCAACTGGCACGTGTCCGTGGGCTTTGACGCCAACCGACGGATCCAGGCTGTGACCAAAGCGATGGAGCTGAAACGCATCCCGCGAGAACACGCACAGAAGTACCTGGCGGACCTGAGTGTCGAGCCGATCAACGAGGATGGTCGGGCTATCGCGGGCTTGCTAACCGGCACCGTTACGCGGCCAGCGCCGGCGCTTCGCCATAAGCTCGAACTGGTGAGGAACTCCATGCTGGAGATGCGTAAGGCCAGTGCCGAGAGGAAAACCGAAATGCGGATTGATGCAGCGAATGAGTTGGCTGATCGCCGAGCGCTGCTAATCAAGCAGGCCCGAGAGCTGGAAGCGAAGAGGGCGGCACAATGACCGACAAGATCAGCGTCAACTGCCAGGCCAAGCTCTCCGAAGTCATTACCAAAATCAGCGCCATGTACAAAGACAAGAAGTTTGTCGTGGTGACCCTGCGCCCGGGCAAGGACCGCACCCTCGACCAGAACCGGCTGTGGTTCGGGATGTACAAGCGAATAGCCGAAATGACCCAGATTGGCGACGCGGCGGACGCCCGGCGCTACTGCAAGCTGCACTTTGGCGTGCAGATATTGCTTAACGAAGACGCTGGGTTCCAGGCCGAGTGGTACCGGGTTATGCGTCATCTGCCCTACGAAACGAAGCTGGCCATGATGGGCGAGTGTCATTTGTTTGGCCCTGATGGCTTCCCTGTGACCAGCCTGTTTAACCGTGCCCAGGGCATCGCTTACACCGACCGCATTGCAGCCTACTTCACGGGCCAAGGTGTGGTTTTTACTGATCTACTCAGCAAGGAGGCTGCATGATCGCCAAGCAACCCAAACCGAAGAAATGCAAGAACCCAGCGTGCGGCATCAGCTTTCCGCCGCAGCGCCTCGGACAGGCCGTATGCAGCCCGAAGTGTGGCCTGGCAATCAAGGACGTAAATCAGACGAAGGCGCGTAAGTCTCTGGCTCAAGTTGAGCGGCGCGAGATCAAAGTCCGCAAGGAGAAGCTGAAGAGCAGGGCGGATCACCTGCGCGAAGCCCAGGCGGCGGTGAATGAATACGTGCGTCTCCGTGACGCGCACCTGCCCTGCATCAGCTGCGACTTCACGCCGAACGATAACGACCTCATGACTGGCAGCCGGTGGGACGCCGGGCACTATCGATCCGTCGGCGCCTGCCCGGAGCTGCGCTTCGAGCCTCTGAACATCCACCGCCAGTGTGTGAAGTGCAACCGCAATCTTTCCGGCAATGCCGTGGAGTACCGCATCCGCCTGGTGCAGCGCATCGGCGCCGAGAAGGTGGTCTGGCTGGAAGGTCTGCACCCAGCCTGCAAGTACACCGTGGAAGAGATCAAGGCCATCAAGGCCAAATACCGGGCAATGACCAGAGAGCTGAAAAAAGGGGAAGCCGCATGACCTATCGCAACGTTGTTTCAGCAGTAGTTCGAGCCCTCGCGGCCGAGACCATCACTTCCGCCGGCGGCTGCGACTTTGAACCGAAGGTGCAATGTGCCAAGCAAAAGGGGGAGATCATTGGAAAGGAGGCGGCGTTTCTCCAGGACTGCTGGGTGTTCGGCCGGCTGCGCAAGGCGCTCACCCCGGCGCACTGGCGAGCACTCGTGGCGAAGTATTCCACCCATGAGGAGCGTAAGCACGGCGCGATTCTGGAACTGCTCAACTCGGTGCGCACGCCTGCGCCGAAACGTTTCCGGGAGTGCGCCGTATTGACCTGGGCGATTCCACAAGTGGCCGGTGCCGAAGGCAAGCGCTCCGTCGCAGTGCTGCCGGCCGCCTGGTACGACATCACCAATTGGGATAACGACGGCAAGCCAGAATCTACTCGGTACCGGTGGCGCTCAGGGATCCGCAAGACGCTCGATGACCAGGTGAACGAGGCGCTCACCGCTGCCCAGGAGCTGCTCGACGCCGAGGGTTTAATCGAAAGTTGCGCGGCGTAGCAAATAGCCATTGCAATGAGTGAGAAAGTGAGAGATTATTTATCCATCCTGTCGATCTTGCGCGTTAGGGATTGACATAAAAAAGCCCGGCCGCTGTGTCGGGTTTTTTGTTGAGGTGATATGGATACTGCCCATAAGTATAGCCAGGTTTTTTTTGCGGCTCTTTTCGTTCCTGGATTCGTTTCCGCCGCCCTGGTAGTTGCTCTATCGCAGGCTCGAATAAAATTCCCCACCATTTCTCGCTGGGTAGCCGTAGTACTATTCGGAACAGGATTATTGTTTAGCGCTGGCGCGTTGCCCGCATGGCAGATCCTGTTCCCTGAGCCTTGCCTTTATTCTTTTACCAAGCCAATGAGCCTGTGCTGGATGCAGCCATCTGCAATTTTTCAGATGGGATTGTTTGCAGGCCTGCTCGGCGCGCTAACTGCTCTTCTGTTGATAAAAATATGGCGAGTCATGGCCAGGACGCGCATATAAAACACCTTACGAAACACAGATGCCTAGCCTTCGCGCTGGGCTTTTTATTGCCCACGGAAAAGGGCGATTCAGCAAAAGGAATTTGCAGGTGTTTAAAGAATTCAGATGCGGTAACTGCAAAAGACTTCTCGCCCGTACGGGTGGGTTTACAGAGCTCCAGATCAAATATTCCCGATGCGGGACATTGAATCATGTGAAGGCCACGAGCCTCGAGCAATCGCCTTTGAGCGACATGAAAGCGGAATTCTCCGCGACAAATCATTCGACTCAATAGGTGAAAAAATGGAACCAGGACAAATCGGCAGCCGTTTCAAATCGGTGGCAACCAGCTACGCAGAGGCAATTTTCACTCCGGCACAGAACGTCAATGGCGCTGTAGTTCGGACAGCTACGATGATCAGCCCTGTCGGGAACGGATTTATTAGTACCGGCACGACCATTCCGGAAGGGCGTTGGGTGACCAACGTGCCCGTTATCTTGTCCGCCGTTAGCGGTTCTTCCACTCTTCCGTTCTCTGTGACCATCCCTGCCGGTCAGGGCCTGTGGGTAGCAATGACGCAGAATGGCGGCGGTACGGCCTACGTGACCTACGACCTGCTGCCGTAAGAAGCGGTGGGCTGCATCTGCAGCCGTTTGCTTTTCTCCTGTCCTTACGTGACAGGCCAAGGCCCTGGCATTTGCCGGGGCCTTCCTATTTTCGGCTCCGCCACACCCATTGCTCCGAGCTGGGAGTGCTGCTGGAGCCGACCTATTTCAAACATGCCCCACGGAGTCGAGCGCATGGAGTATCTACAGCGCCTGCTCGACAAGATCGACAGGTTCGAATTGCTGATTGCGGGCCTGATTGGGGCTGTCGTTGCGAGCTGGTGGCACAAGGACGACTTGTCTGACTGGCGCGCCTGGATGGTGTTCTTGATCACTGGGGTTGCCTGCTCGCTGTACCTGACGAGCATGGTCAGCGCCTACCTGAATGTAACCGAGCCGAAGATCGTTGCCGGGATTGGCTTCTTGCTGGGCACATTCGGCGGTTCGCTCCTGGCAGCAATCAACAGAGCCATCAAAGCCGCTGACCTCTGGGCGCTTATTCGCCAGCGGTTCGGGGGAGGCAATCCACCATGAATCTTGAACTGATCAACTCCATCGCCTGCGGCCTTATCGCGCTGTGGGCGGCCTGGTGCGTACTGAGCGGGAAGGTGAGGGACGGCATTCTCGGGAAGCTGATCTACTCGACGATCGCCATCACCGGTTTCGTTGTGATGGTACGCAGCCAGAACATCTTCTTCGGCCCGACCACTGCCGGCCTGACGTTGCATGTCGCCCTGGCCCTGGCCGGTGCACGGCATATCTTCATGGTCACGTACTGGCAGTGGGTGAAGGTCTGGCTGTGCCGGACGCTGAACTGCGAGCACTGCCTGAACTGTAACAAGGCACCTGGCGGTGTCGAGCGCAGAGCCAAGTAATGCGAGGGCCTACCATCCCCCTGGAAACCACTGA